GCCGCAATGAGACAACCACGCTTTGCACCATCACCATCGACAATGGATTCTCGGTGCATGGTTATTCAGCGTGCGTCGATGCCGCGAACTTCCGTCAAGACCTCGGGGAGAAAATCTCCTACGACAACGCTTTTGCACAGCTCTGGCCGTTGTTCGGGTTCTTGCTCGCTGAGAAGGTAAAGCTCGGCAAGGAAGCAACTGGCGCTGCTGAAACAGCGGCGGCTTAATCATCAACAAAGGAGACTACCAATGGCCTACAAAATCACTGACGAAGCTGCACTGAAAGCTGCCTATCCGCAGTTCTTCAAGGCAACCCCTGATGCCCACAAAATCCGCGCCGCGCTCAAGCTCGGGCTGACTCTTCCAGGCATCGAGGTTCTTCCAGATGAGCCTGCTGCTGCACCAGCCGCACCCACGGGCGCGGTCGAGCAGAAGCTGAACGAATACTAACCACCACGGGGAGGCTCGCAAGGGTCTCCCCGCCTTTACCAGAGGAAACGAACATGAACACCGCCATAGATGAATCGAAGACCCTATTCCACGGCATAACCTACGACGAGAAGCTCGATAGAAAGCGCTTCACCGCGCAGCTAAAACGGATAGCTGACACCTTGCAGGCAACGGACTGGATAAACGCTGATGACCTATGCGCGCAGTCGTCGGTTTCATACAGCGCTTTACGCAATCGCATCTCCGACCTTCGTGTATATCATGCCTTCAAGATTCAGGCGGAGCGCGTGCGCGATGGTCTGTGGCGCTACCGATTCGACGGCCTCATGACGGTCGAGGAGCATTGCAAGTACCTTGCCGACCTGAAAAAGAAGAAGGCCGCTGGAGACCCCGAGCTGTGGGGTAAAATGTGGCAGGCAATCTATGCGTTCGCGTTCCAGAGTGACCTCGTGAATGAAGCTGCTGCGCGGGCTGCGGCGGAAAGATGGGCGCTGAATATGGCGCACAGAATCTACACTGAATCGAGAGCGTGAGCGGAAGAAACAAGGAGGTGAAGCAGTTCATCTCCGAGCTGGAGGCGAAGGGGTGGGTGATAGTGAGGAAGACTGGAACAGGCCACATCAAGATGCGAAGCCCGTGTGGTTCGACGACCATTTTTCCTTCATCGCCTAGCGATAACCGATGGCTCAAAAACAAACGCTGTGAGATAAAACGAATAGAGAGGGGGATGAAACAATGAAGCAGATGACTGCCACAGAAGTCATGAACGCATGGGCGAGCCAGCCGCGTGTGGTGATGACACCAATCGGGCCTATGACCGAAGCCGACCGCGACAAGTACATCTTGATGCCAATGATTGAGCGCATGGCGGACATCCTTGCGCGGGACTTCATCATCCCGCAGCTCTGCGGGCCTTTCGGGAGGGTGATGCCATGACCTACATGAAGTATCGTGACGCGGAACTTTACCATAGCAAGTCTCGCGCAGATTCAAAAATCATCAGCATCGAAACTGCGCTTCCGCGTGAGACGGAGAAAGCGTATCTCGTCGATAGTGGTGAGGTGAACTGGAAAGGCAGGGCTATCGGGCAGTGGGTTCCGAAGAGCCTGAGTGAGTACGATAAAAGTGAGGGGACGCTTCAAGTCGAGGAGTGGTTTGCATTGCAGGAAGGCTTGATATGAGAAACGCAAAAACCGACACCAGACCAGAAGGCTCTGTCGAGCTGCAAGCAACTATCTATGGGGCATGGAGCAAGGCTCTATTCATGGCGCAAGCAGGCGCGCTCGCAGGGCATCGAATCACCATCGAGGACGGCCAGCATAAATCCATGCGCGGCCTTCCGCTCCAGACGATAAAGGTGAACCAATGAACTACCTTTCGGTATGCTCAGGCATCGAAGCCGCCACCGCTGCATGGCATCCGCTCGGCTGGAAGCCTGCCGCCTTCTCAGAGATTGAGGATGCGCCGCGCCGCGTTCTCGCACACCACTACCCGCACGTCCCATGCCACGGGGACTTCACCACCATCGGAGAGAATGATTATGGAGCAGTTGACCTTCTTGTCGGCGGAACGCCCTGCCAAGATTTCAGCATCGCAGGACTTCGAAAGGGTCTTGCTGGAGAGCGAGGCAACCTCACACTTGAGTTTGTACGCCTTGCTCAAAGAAAGCAACCCCGCTGGGTTCTCTGGGAGAATGTCACTGGGGTCTTGTCACAGGACGGAGGAAGGGCGTTTGGAGCCTTTCTCGGAGGGATGGCTGAACTCGGGTATGGGTTCGCCTACAGGGTTCTTGACGCTCAACATTTTGGAGTCGCCCAGCAACGCCGCCGCGTCTTCGTTGTCTGCTATCTTGGAGACTGGAGACCTGCCGCAGCGGTACTTTTTGAGCGCGAAAGCCTGCGCGGGTATTTTGCGGAGAGCGACGAAGAACGGGAAGGTTTTGCCTGCGAAGCTCTTAGCCCTCTTGCAAGCGGGAAGCGAGTCGCACCAACGATAACCGCAGCGCAAGGAAGCAAGCTCTGGCTCGGCAACCAAGATGCTTTCAGTGGCGATGCGTTCGTTGTCTGCAAGGCCTACGGCATCAAGGCTGGCAACATGACCAGCAACGGATGGGGAATCGCAGAGGAGCGCAGCCACACCTTTAACACTGGAGACAGGCACGCGGTGGCCTATGCCGATGTGCTTCGCCGCTTCACGCCGCTGGAGGTCGAGCGCCTCTTCGGGTTCCCTGATTACTACACCGCCGTTGACGGGATGCCAGACGGCAAACGATACGAGATGCTAGGCAACAGCATGGCCGTCCCGTGCATGGGCTGGCTGGGCAAAAGAATTGAAATGGTGGGGGGTTTAATATGCTAGAGCTTTGGTTCATGGAATTGCAGACGAAGCTGATGCTCCAGATGATGGCACAGGCATCGCTCGTCCTGCACGACTACCAGCTCGGGATGCAGCGCAACGCGCTCGCCCGCGCCGAGCAGAGGAACGCCGAGTTCAGGGCAATGGTTGCACGTAGTTGACTTACTGGTGTTGTTCATGTACATAGGGAATATGGCTACATGGAAAGACATCCCAGCATACGGCGGACATTATCAGGCATCCCTCAGCGGGAAAGTGCGTGTAAAAGAGCGCATCATCATAAAGCCGCACTCCCAAAATGGAGCGCTAACGAAGTACATTTACCCAAGCAAAGAGCTTCAACAATTTACACAGCCGTGGGGACATAAGTATGTCCGCATCGGGGTCGATGGCGAGAAGATGACCCTGCACGTTGGGCGGCTTGTTCTTATGGCGTTTGTCGGTATGCCAGAAGATGGGCAAGAGTGCTGCCACAACAACGGAAAATCTGGCGACAATAGGCTGCGGAATCTGCGTTGGGACACCCATGAGGCCAACAACAGAGACCGCCTCAAGCATGGAACATATAGCAGGGGCGAGAAGCACCACGGAGCGAAAATAACAAAGAAAGATGTTGCTCGCATCCGCCGCTCCAAAAAAACTGGCAAGCAGCTTGCAGAAGAATATGGCCTTGGGCAGTCTCAAGTTTCTCGAATCCGTAGAGGCCTTTCGTGGCAGTAGCGCCCACCAAAAAGCAGCGAGGGATGTGGTCTAAAATCGCGGAGCTTGGATGCGCCGTCTCTGGCTGTGACCGCCATGACATCACCATTCATCATTGCGGGACAGGTGGCGGTGGAAGAAAAAATCACGACTATGTAATCGGCCTGTGCAGATACCACCATCAGGGCGCAATGGGCATCGACCGCCGCGAGTACGGCGCAAGCGAAGAGGTCATTGACTGGGAGGGATTGTTCGGGACGGAGCGCGAGTTGTTCGAGAAAGCGATGAGCCTTCTCAACCTTCCGTAAGCCGTGCCAGTACCGCCTGCGCTGCTTCATTGGCGCGTTCCTCGCTCATGACCACAAAGCCTTCGCAATCGGGGTCATAGTCTTGAACTACGCCTTGCACTCGAAACCCGAAACCACCTTCAACTGCATATAGAGTAATCATACAAGCAACATCCTCACCATATCTGCCGCGCTGTGGCGGATTACATAGAGAAACTGAATCTCTGTCCCGCCGTCATTATAGGGCAAGAAAAACATTTTGTCACCAGCAACAGCCGTACCGCCAAGTGCGGTTTGGTTCGTGTTCGTGGCAAGCGGAAGCAGTCGATTACTGCCCACATCAAAGCGGAACACGCGCCCCGTTGCCTCCTTGTTGATATAAATCGCGCCATCAACATCTTTGGCACTTGTACCTGCGGTGAAGGTTTCAAGCTGACCACCATAGGCTACGTTGGAAATCCATGTGTTCGCGGCAATGTCATAGACATCAAGCGTTGAAACCGCGCCTCCACGGAAGCAATAAATGTAGCGCCCGTTCTGCTTGCGAAGAAGGCCGTCCTGAGTATGGTTCGGTGCGGTTTCCAGCCCAGCCCATTCTGGAACTGAATCAATCCACCCAGCCGTGCCGCCCGCAGCATAAGCGCCAGCCCGAGCAGCGGTAGGAGCAAGAGTAGCCCATGCGTTCGTGCTGACAAGATAGCGATAAGCGGTGACTGCGCCGTTGCCCATGAGGAAGAACTGGTCGTCGTTGCCTTCAATGGCATAAACGCTGGTTGCATCAGGAGTTACCGTCCATGCGGCGGCTACGGTAAGAACCGTTCCCGTGTTGCTGGCGATGGTGCGAATCTGCCCGATACCAGTCCCCGCAGTAATGCGGACTTGATAGTTCGCCCACATGTTTGTAGCCCAGGCTTTAGCGCCATTGGTGAGCGTGGTAGCAGCGCCCGCCGTTGCTGCGCCAGAAGCGAACACGGAAGCGCTTCCAAGCGTGGAAGTAAGCTGTGCCTCAGTACCCCATGCCGTAGGCAATCCTGCGACGCTGCGCGCAGTCCATGCGTTCGTTGCTAGGTCATAAACCGAGAAGCCGACAGCCGCCGCACCTGCGTTGAAAAACCAGAGCGAGCCGCTGTAAATCTGGTATTGCGTGGTGGCATCAAACGCCACGGCGCTTGCTGGAGTCACAGTCACCACGGCGTTTGCGCCGAGTGTGTTGCTTGCAACAGTCCCTTCATAGCCGACACCAGTTCCCGCAACGACGCGCACGCGCTGTCCGTTCAGCCCGCGAACAATGGTGCGGTTAGTTGTTAGCGTCGTTGTCGTTCCCGCCGTAGCTGTTTGCGTGAACACGCCACCCATTGCACCAAGGCCACGAAACTCACCACACGAACCAGCACCAAAAACACCCGCGATACCCGAGTTAGGCAACTGCATCCAGCCATCCTCAAGCCCCTCATACATGTAGATTGCAGAGGCGCTTATTACTGCAAAGGCGCGAGCGCCATTGATGAGGTCGAACTTATCCGACACCACGAAAGAACCCGCAGCAGTTGCCGCTGGCAAAGACGTGCAAGCCTCCCACGATTTGCGATGAAGAAGTTTGCGAAGATTGACTGTTGTTGCCATGACTAACTCACTACAATGTTGTTATAAATATGAACGGGCATCATCTGATTCCGCGCAACGGTTAAGGCTTCTTGACCGCCTATCTGCGTCTGGTTTGTAACCGTGCTTACTACCGTACCCTCGACAGTCACAGCAGCCTGGTCGTTACCTGTGACACGCGGCATCTTCTCCAGTATTGCTACCAGATAAAGGAGAATCGCTTTGTTTGTTTCCTCAAGCGATAAATCACCAAAAACATTCTGTAACATTATGACTCCACCCAGAATTGAAGGTTGCCACCGCTCGTGTCGATTTGAAGATTAGGGAATCCTTTTTCAACAGGAGCAGATGCTGCAATGAACACGTTGGTCGCCGCATTAAGAGCTGCCTGCAAGTCAACCTGGTTAGCAAGAACTCCGCTTATGTCGCCCCATGATACCGCGCCACCTCCACCACCTCCACCAGCGGCAGCTCCTGCAACTAGAATCAGAGGGATAATCATTGCGAAATCCTATAGTTGATTGTGCCGCTCGTGTAGGCCACGCAGTTCCAGCGATAAAGGACGTTGTGTTCTGGCTCATAAACACCAAGCGCAATCGGCGCATTGTAGCTGTTCGCTGTGCCTGACGAGTCCTTCGAGATGGGGATGTAGGTATCGCCACCATCGAAGCTCTTCTCGAGAACGAGCGTTGCAATAAACGTCCCCCAGATAGCGGCATTGAGTACATCTTTGAAGACGGGAGGCTGTGGGTTTTGGCCTGCGTTCAGGCCAGCATTAGCATTGCCAGATTGGCCTGTTCCAGTAAAGGTTCCAGATACGACCTTAGAGGCAATCTCTGGTGCGGATGATGTCTGCTTTCCCACTCATGAACCCCTTACCCTGCAATAGCGCGCAGCTCGTCCTTGACGGCTTTCAGCTTGCCATCCACTTCGACATACTCGTTCTCGACCTTGTTCTTCGCAAGGGTGAGCGTGTCGATGTCTGCTTTGATGGATTCCTTCTTGCCTTCGAGCGCAGCAACTTCGGCGCTGGCTTTATTGATGATGCCATCAGCCTGCGAGGATGCGTCAGCGATAATGCGCTTTGCTTCATCAGCGGATGCAGTCACGTTCGCTGCTGCCTCGTTAATGGCCTCTTGCAGGCGGGCTGCTTGCTCGGTCTCCTGCGAGATGAGCAACTGCACAGCGCCCTGCTTCTCAGCAATCTGGGCATCGAGCGCGGCGACATTGCGGCGGCGGGTTGCTTCCAGCTCAGAGATGGATTCTACTTTCTCGACAGCATCTGCCAGCGCGATGACGCTGCCGAACAGTTTGCCGAGTTGTTTTACGTCTGCGACGGCTTGGGAAAGGTCGTTGCTCATGCGATGCTCCGTGCGTTCAGTGTGGCGTTGACGAGTGTGGATTCCCCGCCGTCTTCAACGACAGGCTTGATGAAAACCACGTTGTCTCCGATGGAGAAGATGCCAGCCTTGCGGACGCGCAGGACGTTGCCCTGCTTATCGGTCACAGGGTAGAACCCCTTGCCATCATTGCTCCCGAGGATGACGACTTTCGTCAGGTCATCGAAATCACCGTCGAGCTGGATGGATGGATTCTCGAGGCCAGAGACATCGAGAGCCTTGCCCTCGCTCTCGGCCATGCTGAGGCCAGACCAGCGGGCGGTCGAGACCGTGATATTATTGTTCGGGATGGTCTTAAAATCGACGGCCATGATATGCTCCTTCTTTGCGTAGAATCTACGGCTTTTCAGGGGTTGAGTCAACGAACAACTGAGCCTCAGCTTTGCGGCGCTTTACAAGCCCCTTACTAACAACACCTCCAGCCCTAACCCACTTGAGAAACTCTGCCGCCGCGCCAAAGAAATCACGGCGGTTCGTCCTTGCCCGTAGCGTAGAGCGTTGCAAAGCCCCTCCACCAAGGTTGAAGGTAAAAGACACCAAGGCGTCAAACTGCCCTTGCGTGAGCTTCACGCGGATGAGATTGAGAACGGAGCGCTCGTACTTTGTAAGATCTGATGCCAGCAAAAGTTCGGCTTCTTCCCGCGATACTGGCGGAGTCTGAGGAGTGACCCCCCGTGTGTGTCCATAGCCGATTGTCCAGACATTCGCCTGACACTGGTATGGGTGCGAGCGGAATCCCTCAAAGTGCTTGATTAGAGCAATGCCTGCGGGCGATGTCTTCATGTTACCCAGCGCGGCGACGAGACATCGAGCGGTCTCCGAACCAGAACGCAATGATGCCGCCGAAGATTGCGGTTTCCTCTTCGCCCCAGACGGAAAGCATTGCATCGGTGAAGCTCATGCTTGTCTGCCAAGGCAGGTTCGGATTGATGGCGGCGAAGAACGCGCACATCTTGAAGCCGATGAATGAAATCATAAACAGGTAGGTGATGACAGGGCGAACACTTGCCGACATATCGACCACCCACTTGCTCGCAATCTTGAGGGTTTCCGACTGCTCTTCATGCGAAGCGACAACCATGTCGCGGTACGCCTCAACACCAACCTCGTCGGCCTTGTACTGGTAGCCCTTTTCGGTTGCGGCAATCTGCATCTGCATCATCGCCAGCTCGTGCTTTTTGTCGCTGACATCTTGCCAGCGCTTCATAAGGTCTGGAGCAAGCGACGAGACGAACCCGACAATCATTGAGATAATAGTCAACATATCAATTCCCCCCTGAACAACCATTCTCGGTGCAATAATTAAACGCCACTATCGTGCAAGTAGTGTATTTGTCTTCCATCTTTGCCCGCGCCATGCAGTAGTCGAACACACCTGAGTAGCTATATTGCTTCACCGATGGAGCGCACGCGCCTAGCAGAAGCAATGCTGCCAGATATTTGCTCAATACCTAAACCCCCTGCGTAATTTTGAGGATGATGTAGAGAATCCCGAGCGCGATGGAAATGACACCGATGGCTTTATTCATGGCAAGGCCTTCTGCCTGCTTCACTTTAATATCGCTGATGGATTGAAGGAGAACTGGGACACTACCCAGCGTGGCGTTGATTTTATCGTATCGCTCTGCACAGATTTTCTCGTGCGAAGACGTGTTGAGATTGTTAATCTCAGCCATGTGCTTCGCTTCCCGAGCTTCTGTGAGTGCCAACTGCGCCAAGCGAATCGTCTCCGAGTCTGCCACCATCTAAAACCCCTGCGGACGCGAAACTCTGGTGGGGTGAGTAAAGCATACGCCGTTTATTTTTTCAACTATCAGTTGCTTGCCGTCGAAATAATAAGGCTGAAAGCACCAAAAAACCACCCACTTGAGTGTTCAGCCCAGACGTGCCGATTGAACCAAAGAAGTGTTTCTGGCAACCATTTATAGCTTCCGACATAGGATAGCGCGTAAACCGCAGAAAACGGGATGGATAGGAAGCCATAAGCAACAGAGTTATGCGCGGCCAAAGAGACCAGAGAGAAGCCGATTGCCGATGTCCAAAGCCCGCGCCAGTACATCTCTTTCCAGCTCTCCCAGCCATGAAAGCCTGGAAGCCGCCAAACAAGAAAAGCCGCAGCGAGCGCTACCGACAACAGCAGCGGAGCGCCAAACAAAAATGAGAGTAGGCCAAAAAGAGCAGAGCATGTCCAGACATTGAAGAACTCTGAAACCTTCACCCACTTTGCATCATCAGTCCCCCAGCCATCAGCGCGGGCAAGAAAGCCAGAAAGCAACATAAACAGAAAAGCCATAAACCTCCTATTGCCACACGGCGGTAGCCATTTTTGATGCACCAGAGGCGCTATGCGTAACCGTGACAGAGCCGAGAGATGTTGTTGTCAAAAGAGTAGCTGTTCCAAAACCCATATCAGCGGTAGAAGCCGCTGGACTGAGATAATGGTCTGGAATAATGCCAGCCGTTCCACCCCATGTGTTTGAGCCAGCCCCTGCCGAGCAAGCAGAAATCAACGCAGCTCTTGCCCCAACCGTGATTATTTCTGACAAAGGAGAGCCAGCCGTCTGATACCCGCTACCGACAGGAGTGTCCGATAACTGACCAGTAATTCTATAAAGAACAAGGTCTGCACCAGCGCTATTCATTGTCATGGCGACTGTGCCGCTGCCGCCAGTTGGAACGCGCGCCCAAAAGATATATGCGTCATCAGTGGCTGTTGCCGAACCAACTACGCCCGCAGCAGCTACACCACCAATAGTAATACCAGAAATTCCTAAAGCCGTGTTTCGCCTGTAACTGATGCAGCCAACAATAAGCCTGTCAGATGCGGGCGCACCGAAATTGCAGCTTGGAAAACTAAAAGACCCAGCGTTTGTCCCATCATAAACCTGATGAACCTGCTGCAAAGTGAGCGGAGTTTTATATGGTGAGCTGTATGGAAAGGGGAAAGTCATTATTGCAACGCAACGATGCTGAGATGAGAATAGCTTGAAGTTTTTGTGATATACAAAAGAAACTTATTCCCATTAGTAGTATTCAATGAATCGCCAGTGACTTTTGTGAACGAAGAGATGGTGATAGCACCAGCACTTGCAGAGTTTGTCACCTCAACAATCATGGTGCAAACACCAGCAGGAGCCGCAAGTGTGTGAGCGCCGCCGTTGGTGTAGTGGTTAAAGTTCCCATTTGTCGTAGCAAGCGGCGTAACCGTACCAGAAGAAATAGTCCCAAGCGAACCAGATGTCGCCAGATAACCGATGCCTGGTGGGAGCGTTCCGCTTTGCAACTTTGATGTCGTGACGTTACCGTCTGCAATTTTAGCCGCCGTCACACTATTATCTAAAATTTTTGAAGTAACAACAGAATCACCAGCAAGTTTTGCGGCAGTAATTGTGCCATCAAAAATGACAGCCGCCCAGTCAACGAAAGTGATTGCCGTCACGCCGATTGTACCGCCATCGTTCGCAGTGCATAGGAACGCCTTATCGCCGTTTGCAGTCCCCTCGGTGACAACGACCACAGTGCCAGGTACTTCCGTCCACACATCCATATCGGTTGAGCGCGACCACGCACCAGATGCTACGACATAAATCCCGTTTTGCGCGGTGGTGGTCTGGTTTTTCAACAGCACCCGCTCACCGATAGCAAGAGACACACCATCGACCGTCTGCGCGCCTGAGAGCGATGCAATGTTCGCCGTGGATGCAGCCCGGACAGAGCGGTACTTCATGCCCACCGCAGCAGCCGCAGCCGTAGCAGCGTCAGCCGAAGCTGATGCAGCCGCAGCCTGTGCGGTCGTTGCATATCCCTGAGCCGCAGCAATCTGCGAACTATCCGGGCCGGGTACGATGCGATTCGTCGCCGCCTCATACCGCATCACCTTGCCGTCGCTGGCGGAGAAGTCCGCAAGAGTCGGTGCGGTTGTCAGAATCGAGGGGTCTTGCTTGATTGATGCGTCAATACTGTCCTGCTGCTCAAGAGCAATCAGGGTGAGCTGGTCATAGCTCGTCTCGTGAACCTCTGGAAAAAAGCGCCCTTGGTTTGAGTATTTAATGGCTTGGTCTCGCGGAGTGTTGCCTGAGACAAGAAGATATTCTCCAGATGCACCAGCCACGTTCAAGGTCACGCGCCCGCCAGAAAGCCCGCCACCGAAGGCGGTGAAGGTGTACCCGGAAAGGTACGACAGAACGGTGGGGGAGCCAGAGGCGCTGTACTTTGTCACCTTAATCTGGGGGATTCCATTGCGGATGATGATGGGGAATGAGAAGTCGAATGGGCCAGTCGAGCCACTAATCGACGGGAAGAGAATCTTGCGCGGCGCTACTGCAACTGTCATGGCTGACCCTCACGGGCGCGTCTCTCTGGCGTGGTCATACTACAACGGGAGGCATAAAGCCGCAAGGTAGAAATCACTTACCCTTTGGCTTTGGCCCCGCGATAAGCCCACCGCCGAAATCAATGATATTCGATGGCGGCGGCTCATCACCTTCATTGATGTTTGCGAGGTAGCCTGCGGGTTTGCCGAACTGCCCAAGCGGGAGACCCGTGGCAAAGCCCAGCGTCATCAAGGCATCCTGCACCATGCGGCTCTCATCGAACTCGTCCCCGCTCAAGGCCTTGCCCACGTTCTTCCCAGTCCGCAGTGAGGTTTCGATGAGCGACACGGCGGGCGAGATACTCAGGCGGTCATCCATCGGGTTCTTGTTGAAGGCGTTCACCGCCGCGTTCGCGCCCTGCCCGACAATCGGAATCTCAGCCGCGAGGTAGCGCAGTTGCGAGGTCGTCGCCCATGCCAACCAGTCATCCAGCACCGAGCCGTCCTCATCGTCGTCATCAGGCAGCTTGCGGCGCAAGCCGTCCACGATGAACTGCCCAAGCAATGCAGGCGCGAGGATGAGCGAGAAGTAGGCCATGAACATTTTCGGCGTTCCAGCCCAGCCGTACTTCCTCATGATGTTGCCGAACTCGGTCTGTTGCAGGTTGAGCTGGCTGTTGAAGTAACCATAGAACGGCATGAGGAGCTGCACGGCAGGATGGGTTGCCTCGACCTTTGCCACGTCCTTCGAGCCACGAGCGCCCTGTGCCTTGCGAACCACACTGTCCGCTGCCTCGATAGCTTGCTGGTCGGTCTTGCCCTCCTTGATGGCGTTATCATAGCCTGCCTGCCATGTCACGGTGCTGAGGTACATATCCAGCACGCGCATGAAGATTGTCCCGTGGCGCACCATGAAGTCGCGGCCTTTCGCAAAGCCGCCCTTGCGGCCTGCAATCTGGTTCAGCTCCTGCGAGATTTTCAGTGACTCGATGGTGTTGCGCTCTTCCATCATCTTCGAAGCGGCCTCGACGTGGCGGATGAGCGATGGGTTCATCGTTACCTTAGCGAACGCCCGAGCCACGCTGCGGTATCCGACGAGCTGCCCGACGATGGGCATGTTCGCAATGTTCTGGATGGCGACGACTGGATTGTAGAGCATGAGCTGGCGCATCGCTGCGGAGCGGGTGGCGTTCAGCATCTTGCGCCCGTTCTGTGCCGAGCGGTCTCCAGCGGCATTGTTCGGCTCAGTGGACTGCGCGGCAAAGCGTTGCAGCCACGGCACGAGCATCGAGCTGTAGGCCTCTGGGTCAACGGCGGCGAGGTTCTCACGGAAGTCGCGGTTGTTCAGCACCGAGGCAACCTGACGGGCGGCGGTCTCAAGATGGATGAAGCGCAGCATCTTGTCGATGTGCTGGGAGCCGAGACGCAGGTCGGTCTTGAGCGGCGCTTTGTACTGCTCGACGCGGCTCTTCAACATGCCCTTGTTCACGGTGGCGTGCATGTAGCGGCTGGTGTCGCTGACGATTTCGTCAATCTCACGCGCATCATTCACTGCATCCGCATCAGGGATTGCAGGCCAGTAGCCGCCACGGAATGTCCCGTCTTTCGTCTTCACGGGAGTCGGCTCGATTTCTTCGAAGCGGTAGCCGTAGAGCGTGCGGTGAGCCTTCTGCGACAGCGGTTTCAATGCCTCGACATAATCCCACAGCTCCTGCACCAGAAGCCAGTCCTTCCTCGTGATGACACCATCGTCCTCGAGCTTGCTCATCGCGGCGCGGAAGGATTCCATGCTAATGCCGTACCCGCCGACGAGCTTGTCGAGGTTCGACTGGTTGCCCGTGTGCAGCAAGAAGCCAATCATCTCGAGGCGGTCTTGCCAGATGAGCGGGGCTGTGCGGCCAAGCGCATCGGAGCGAACCATGCCGCTGTCGATTTTGCCTTCCTGCGTGAGGTGGTCTTTGTACTTTTTCAGGATGTCGTTGTAGCCTTTGAGCCATGTGCGGCGCGCTGAGACATACTCGTTCTCTGCTTTGTTGATGGGGTTCCAGAGATACTTCTTGAACACACCATCCTTATCACCATCCATCGCTTCAGTCCACAGCTCGATGCGGCGGAGCGCGCCCTTGATGGAGAGAAGCTCGCGGCGGAACTTGTTCAGCCCAGTGAGCTGCGTGCTGCTCTGGAGCTTCACCTGGTCATGCTTGGCGAGTGATTCAATCATCTCTTGCACGGCCTGCTCGGTCTGGAACTTCTTCTCCTCGCGCTCGAACTCCTTGAGGCCACGCGCTGCGGCGTAGATGTTTTTGATGGCGTTGTGAATCTGGCGATATTCACTGATGGAAAGCTCCTTCGCGGGCTTGCGCGGCGCTTCGATTGCGTCGATTGCTCCAGCCAGGTCTTGCTGCAACAGCGGGTCTTTTTCTTTCACGTCCGCGAGCCACTGCTGCGCGTCGAAGTCCTCACCGCCGAGGCCGTACTTGTGCAGGATGTAGCGAGCTGCACCGATGAAGTCCATGTCTGCGCGTTTTGCCAGCTCCTTGTCGCCATCCGTCACTTTTTTGAACAGCGTCTCGGCGCGGTCTTTCAGCTCGGAGAACGCCTCGAGGTTTTTGAAAATCATCTGGTTCACCATCGCATTATAGAGATGGCGGATGGCCTCGTCGGGCTTGCCTTGGCGGCTAGCCTTCAATGCCTCGCGCATGGCCTTCTCACGCGCAATGTCGAAGCGGTAGCCTTGTCCTGCATCCTTCGCCAGCATCTTGCGGGTTTGCTCTTGTGCAACGGCTTTCGCATAGAGCTTGATGCCGTCCTTGTTCGCGCTGCCCTTTGCCTTCCCGATTTCTTTCACCATCAGGTCGAGGGCGAGCAGGGTCTTGTCGTTCATGATGGCGGAGATTGCCTCGCTGTGGATGCGCCCATCCTCAATCATGTTCGGGAACTGGGCGCGCAGGCGCGTGCGGGTCTCGCGGTTCACCGCTCCGTCGAATTGCGGAGTGGCGCGCAGGGCGGTGAGCATCTGCTTGCCAGTGTCATAGCCGAACAGGTCTGCTACCACATCAGGATGAACCACGCTCTCGCCAGTGGCGTTGCTCACCATGTCCTCGGGCAGGCCAGTCGTCTCGGGGCCAGCGATGAAGCTGAGGCCATTCTTCTGCATGTAGTCGAGCAGATTATATTCACGCTTCTGACGCAGCTCGGCTTCGACTTTCACGCGCTCCTTCTCGAACTCTTCTTTGTAGGCCTTCGACTCTTGACGGCGCTGTTCGCGCTCCATCTCGCGGTAGAGCTTGTCTTCTGCCACGGACTTCACGCCGTCGATGTAATTGTTCAGGCGCGCAGCCACTTCACCCTCAAGGTTCAGCGATGCAGCCAGCTCACCGAGCGCGGAGTGTTTAGAGCGCACCGCCTCAATCTCTTGCTCGCTCGCCAGCCAGCGGTCGAACACGGCAGAAACGCTAGCAGGCACATCCATTCCCTGTCCAGTAATGTCCTTGTAGATTGCCAGAAGGCGGTCGCGGTAACGCGCAAAGGTTGCGCGCAAGCTCTCGCTTGGAGCCTTGCCATCGCGCATATATCCTTCAAACCACCGAGCGACTTTCTCCTCTTGCTCCACGTTAAAGTTGTCAGTGGTTGCTCCGACAGCCTCTTTCAGCGCTTCCCAGCGTTTAATGATATTCTCAATTTGAGGCGTAGCAGTCCCCTCGTCAACACGCTGACGCGCAAGCTGCACATATTCCCTATCCGTAGCAACAGCCCAGTGAGAAAATTCATGAACGCCCGTAGAGAAGTTAGAATTTTTTGTGAACTCAACGGTCACTTTGCGAATCATCTTTGCGGCTTTTTGAATGGTAATAGAGCCGCGCTCACCTTCTTGCTCAAGGCTGTCCAACATCTGAATAGCCGTATCATCAAAGACAACGTAGTTGTGCGAGCGCCCGTAGGTGTTCGCCGTGCGGCTTCCTGCATCAAGGTACTTGATTCCTTTGATTCCCTGCTCATTTAACGCAAGGCTTGCTGTGCGCGCATCACCGCCTCTGTGACTTTTATACATCTGATAGAAAGCAGCGCCCGTTGCGGTCTCCTCATTAAAACTAGGGAAAGATTTTTTCAACTGAATATAAAGCGGTTGAAGACCAGACTTTACAAAATCTGTCTGCTCGCTGAGTGGTTTTTCCCAGTGCAGCATAACGTCATCTTCTGGTATTTCTACGGTATAAACACGGCCTTTGCCTTGAGTCACGCCGCCAGCGTCTTTCAGTTCTTGCAAAACTTTCGCATCTTCTTTTGCGAACTGGTGGCCTTGGGTTTCTGAATCAAGGCTTTGCATGAGCTGATTTGCGCGCTCGATTGTTGCGTCGATGTCGAATTTTGTTTTACGAAAAGTGGCGCGCAGGTTTGGGTTTTTTAATGAAGTTGACGGGTCAAAAGCAGAGCCATCTGGACGCTGCAAAATCTCTTCACTCAATGTGTCACGATACCACTCGGCAATCTTTTTGTTGCTGGCAAAATAAAGCCCCCAGCCATAAGCCTGAGCGCCCTCGCCCTTGCCAATATGGTCAAGAGTGAACTGGTCAAAAATAAATGGCGAGCCGTGGTAAGCCGCCTGATTAAGCAACTGCTCAACCTCACCGCGCTCTTGAGTTGTATCATCCACCTGAAAGCCAAGCTGACCATCAGCACCTTCAACAATATCAATCTGCGCAAGCGTTACCTCGGTATCACCGACCTGCACGCGCTGCGGCTCAGGATAGAGCTGGTCAAACACCGCACGACCGCCCATCTGCTTTGCCTGCTCTGGCGTAATTCCTGCGGCCTCCATGCGCGCCTGAAACTTTTTGAGAGAGCCACGAGTTGCATCATCGAAACGTGATTTGCCCTTCTTATCCACCTCATCTACACGCGACAGCATATCAATAAATGAGTCTGTCACATTGCCTTGCTGGATTGTGTTTCCCGCCTCATCGACGGCTTGGAATTGAAGAAAGCGTTTTTGCAACTGCTCAAGTGGGTCAAGACCTAGCGCCTTGCTGTCGAGATATTCTTTGCGCGCAAAGAACGATGCCTCCTCTTTTGCTGTTTCCTTAAATCCAGCAGCTTTGCGAGCTTGATTGATGACTTCTGTCATGCGGCGAATTTGTGCATTATCCGCCTCAGAAAGTTTGGCTTGCGGAGGAATGTAAGGGTTGCCAAGCTCTGGGTTCGCGGTGAGCGCTTCCTGAATCGAGCGGCGCTCTGCGACACTGGTGTCCTCTGGGTCGAGCTTGATGTGTTCTGCCAGCGCGTCAGCCTGCGGGTAGGGCGCGATATAGGTGGCATAGTCTGCCTTCTTGATGGCGACATCGCCGCCTGATTCGATGGCCGTCTCCAGCTCATCCCTCAACTGCGGGATGGCATTATAGAGCGCATCCTGCTGCTCTTGCGGCATGGCGGTGATGGTGTCGATTGCGGCCTGCGAGCCGACATAGAACTTGTCCTCGCCTGCGAGGTTGTCCATCAGGTTCTTGAAGGCCTCTGGGCTGCGCTGGTAGAGCTTGTCTCCGCGCACCGCCTCATTGATTTTTGCGACATGCTCGAACGTCTGCTCGGGCGTGGTGCGTGGTGCGCGATAGGCATTGTAGGAGCCATGTGCAGCGCCAGCTCCGCCGATGATAGTTGCCATCGCAGCGCCACCCTTGAAGCTCTCAGCGACTTCGCCCAGCGCCTCATCGAGGGTTTTCCCCTTGAACTGCCCATCAGTCATCGTCTTCGAGAACTCTTCGGCCAGAATCTGGTTGACCTGTTGCATCCCCTCAGTCGTGCCTTCAACGATGACACCCGTCGCAAGGCGCTTGCCGACCTGCATGAACGCCTGACGCATGGCAGGCTGCTGCATGACCTGCTTGATGCCGTCGCGGGTGAGCTGGCCTTTGATTTTCTGGAAGCCAGGGAAGTTGTCGAGGACTTTGCCGAGGCCGATGGTGTCGAGGCCAGCGTTCGCCACGCCCGCAACCACCGATGCGCCGATGCGGATGTCACGGTCAAGCGGTTGCCCGTTCTCGTCACGAATCTGGAGCATGTCGTTGTTGATGAGGCGGGACTGCTGCTTGTAGTTCTCGATTGCCGCGCCAGCGCCGCCGCCGATGCGCGCACCGATGCGAGCAAACGTGGGAACCAGAACGGGAGCAGCCGTCTCGCCAGTAGGCACACTTGCAACTGCACCAACAGCGCCACCCGCTGCTCCGCCGAGAACGGCTCCGATGCCACCCGCGCCGATGGTACGACCCATCTGGATGCTGTTGCCTGCGATACCCTGCACACCCTCGGAAAGGAAGCTGCCAGTGCCACGCTGTGGCGCGTTTCTCATGCTCTTGTTCAGGACATCCAGCTCAATCTGCTCGATGGGCGAGAGCTTGCCCGACATCTCGAGGTCGTTCAGCTCGATGACACGCTGCATGTCCTTGCTGTCGAGTATGCTTTCGGGAAGGTCGTTGATGTTCTTCTTCCACCGCGCCGCGACGGAGAAGTCGTCGCTGGCGAGCGGTGCATGGTTCTTCCAGAACTCTGCGGCCTCTGGCGTGTCGTCGATGATTTTCGCAATATCGACTGGGCTGAGTTTCTTTGCCTCCTGCTGCGCGGTGGAGCGGTCTTCTGCCACTGCATCGACTGGCATCCCAGTCTGCTTCGAAAGCGTGAGGTCTTGCGCGTGCTGGTCGGGGTCGATGGTTGCTGCGCGGAACAGCGCGCCACCTACCTCTTCACGAGTTTTGTTCGCTTGTACCTGAGCCAGTGCGTTTTCGATGTCCATTATTTATATTTATCCGCAATTTTGCCTTGTTTCACGAGGTCGTTGAAGATGATGGTCATGGTCGTCGGTGTCACTGGCAGATTATTAGATTTCGCCGTCACTGACAATGCCGCAATGAGGTCGGCATATTCCACAGGTGTCCCGCCGATAAGGTAGCGGCCTTTCGCACGCGGAACGCCAGCCACATCAGCCTGGTCGTCACTGCTCCACATCGAGCTGGAAGGCTTGGCCGTGAGGTCTTTGGCAATCTTCTTGATGTCATCGGGAGTGGCTGGTTTGCCGCTGAGTTTCTCATGCGCCTTCACCGAACCATCGAGGATGTTGCGGAAGGTATTAATGCGCTCGAAGTCTGTCTTCTCCTTGGGCGCGCCCTTGCCAGTGAGGCTCTGGAAGTTCTCGGTCACTTGCTTGTCGATGGTGCGCTGCTTCACCTGCTCGACGGGGTTCGCCTGCATCTCTGCGAGGAGATTGAATTGCTGAGGTGAGAACCTCCAGCGGAACTGCTCGAGGTCAACGGGCTGTCCATAGGAAACCTGCTGACGCACGCGCTCATACTCGATGGGGTCGTAGGATTTTTGCTGGCGGTCAATCTGCTTCTGCGGGTTGAGCTGGGCAATGAGCGTCACGGGCGGCTCTTCACCCCGTGCTTCGTACTCGGCAACCTTCTGCGCTGCACCGTCCTCGCGCTGTTTGCGCGCCGATTCAATGGCATCGAGCTGCTGCTTGTAGAGAGCCTTTGCCTTTGTCGCCACATCAGGGTTCGTGGTGTTTGCGTCAATCTTCGCATAAGCATCAGCGAGCGTGGGCATCTCACCTTGCACGGACTCGACTTGCGCCTTGATGGTGGCGAGGCGGTTCATCCAGCCTTTGAGCTGAGGCCCGTTCTTTTCTGGGTCATCGACGGCGAGCTTGCGGTAGTAATCGGCGCGAATCTCGATGAGCTTCATCGCATCGCCGTTCGCTTCCTCAATCATCTTCTTGGTGTTGGCATCAGCGCCGTGGTTCACAGCAGCATCGAACGCGACGAGCTGCATGTCGGGTGACATCTTATCGAGACCCATCGGTGTCCAGTAATTTTCCTTGTACTTCGCCAGCGCCTGCTCTTCGGTGAGGCCAGCGACTTCTTCCTTCGTCATGTTGTTGTGCAGGTGGTTCATGCCGAACTTCACCGTGCCACCATCGCTGTCGATGGCAACCTTGTCGCCGCCTTCAATCTTCTCGCTCATCACGAACTTGATGATGTTATCCTGCCCTACCACAGGCGAGCCTGCGACGGCTTTCACTGCATCCTGCGCGGCCACGTTCTCGCGGGTGATGGACACGGCTTTCTGCGCGTTCTTGAGGTC